CTGCGGTTGCCTTGGAAATGCCTGTTGTGCCTGCGTAGGTCGCAAAGCGGAAGGCATCCATTTCGGGGACAACCTTCGTGCGGATAAATTCCGCCGCCAGCTTCCCAAATGCAAGCCCTGCGGTTTCCTCGTTGTCCATGGCATCGACCGTAAATTTTCTGCCACGGTCATAATTGAATTTGACGGTTTCATTCGTCAGTGTCACATCCCCATGTACATAGCCGCCGTTGCGGTCATAATCCGCCAGACCGTCCATGCTGATTTTGGGAATCACGATTTCGTTTGTGTTTGCGCCCATCTGCACCAGTGTCATATCGCCGTCCAGTGCAGAGGTGACGGACGCATTCTGATAGACCTCGTCCAGCAGGTCAATGTATTTTTTGAAAAGTGTAATGCTGTTCGCCATGTTTTATTTCTCCTTTCGATTTTCCTTAGTCCTTCTTGGGGGATAAGCCCATTGCCGCTCT